TTGGAAGACAATCAGCCATTAAGAGCCATGCCACTGTTTGACCGCGCAGACTTGCTTTTGCAGGGTAACCCTGTGGTCAACAGCTATATTACCCAATTAAGCCTAGGTAAAGTGGCCGATGCGGGTCTCTTGCTTGAGCATGCAACCGATTGGCTCTATGAACAAAGAGACTGTGAGAACAACTACAAGGCTTATCGCAGCGAGTTGACGACCTTTTTTCACTGGTGTTTCGATGTTGCAGGTATATCTGCCGCCAATATGGGCCGACGGGAAATGGGTCGTTACGTGGCTTATTGCCAGGCGCCACCGACAGAATTAGTGGGTTATTTCAATGTAGCGCAATTTAAGACGGATAAGCTCAGTCAAAGCCGGGAGCCCAATCCCAACTGGCGGCCGTTTATTGGTCGCAAGGCGCTCGGCAAACCTTTGCCTTACAGCCTGAGTGATAATGCCTTAAAGACAAAAATTGCAATACTTTCATCATTTTATACTTATCTTATGAGCGAAGAATATTGTGAGCGCAATCCGGCGCAACTCTGGCTCAATCACAGTCGCTTTGCCAATAAGAGTAAGTTCAGGGTGGATCCTGCCGAAGAGCAACTCAAGGTGTTCAGTGAGCTGCAATGGTCTTATCTTGTGACTTGTGTACAGCGCCTGGCAGAAGCCGAGCCGGCACAACATCAACGCAGTCTGTTCTTGATTAACCTGATGTACGGCTGTTATCTGCGGATCTCGGAAATTGCCGCTCGTGCCGGTTATGCGCCAACCATGAGTCAATTCAAGCGCCATAATCACAGCGGTATCTGGTATTTTCATATTCCCAGGAGTAAAGGCGGCAAGGCCAGAAACGTAGCCGTATCCAAGGCGTTATTGCAATCACTGCAAAGTTATCGGCGCCATTTGGGGCTGAGCGATTATCCCGAAACCAATGAAACTACGCCGCTGTTTATACGGCATCGAGCCGCCGGCCGTGGTCGGGAAAGTGGCGAGCTCAATGCCAACCTCGGCATACGTCAATTGCGGGATGAAATTCAGTTTTTGATCAACTGCGCCGCCGACGATGCCGAGAAAGATGGCTTTATCCGTGAAGCCAATGAAATGCGGCAGCTCACTGCGCACAGCATCCGCCACACAGGGATCACCCATGACATCAATCTCAATGGCCGACCTTTATCCCATGTGCAGGCCGACGCCGGTCATGAAAGCATAGACACAACATCACAGTACCTGCACACCAGCCAAGAGGAAAGACACCAGAGTGCATCCGCCAAGCCACTGGATAGACTTCAGGGAATTGAGAGTTAATCCAAGAATATTGCTTAGAGGTTTAAGGTGGCTCAGGGAGGAAATCGCCTTAAACCCAAGGATTACCGGTAATAACCCTCAGATTTCAAACAGCTGCACATACGGATGCGCACAATTTGAGGTAGTGATTATGTTGAGGGTTGCGGCTGGCAAAATGCCAAAGCCAGACCGATACCGCCCCGGTGCCCGTAACATAATCCGTGTTGTGCGCATTTGAATATCAGTAAACAAAATATTCACCGAATCATTGATTTTCTGTTGACACAAAATCAAATGTGTCTATAATTATTTGTATACAGGAAATCAAAGAGGGCAGTGACATGACAGCAGCAGACTTAATCATTGAGCCATGCCTTGGCGGTTGGATTGCTCGTTATCGAGACCTTTCTTTTCAGTATCATAAACAACGCTTTACCATTCCAGTTATCCGGGCAGGTGTTGATTTTGATATGCTTCGGTGTTCTTCTTGTAATCTCACTGAGCGCAAGGCGCTTAATGCAATCGTTAAGTACTGCGAGGCTTTCAATGTCTGATAAACGTGGTGGAGCAAGAAAGGGTGCCGGGCGTCCAAAAGGGTCTGGGACTGCTGAGCCTACAAAAATGGTTAGGGTGCCTGTAGGTTGTCTTGATGATGTTCGGGCACTGATTGAGAAATACCGCTCTACTGTTGATAAAGACGGTCAAACTGATTGGATTGGCCGTTCTTAGGGGTTATTAGGGGTCTCTGACCCCTAATGCCTGACCGCCTGTCTGGGCGCTCTTTGCCCTGACTGCCTCTGCCAAGCCGCTTTTCCTTCCCAGCTTTCAGCAACTGACTGGCCGGACGGTCGAAGACAAAAGAGCCCCTAAGCGGGGCTTTTTTCGTTGTGGCTTCAGCCGAGCGCCAGAAAACCCCCGTCCTGTCTTACGGGGGTTAACTCCACGGTCGCACGGGGCCTGCGCCGAACTCAGGGCTTCTTTATCGCTTTTTTGATGTCTGTGGATCCGATTAAATCTTTCTTTGCATCGGCTGTGTATTGGTCGAAGAGGTAGTTTGCTAATTCTGTCCACTTTATCGATACACCTGTCTTGTAGCTGATTTCTATAGCAGCTCTTTCAAGCCCCATTTTTCGCTCTTCAGACACTCTCAGAGTCGTTGTCTTGGCGCTCATATACCCCTCTATATGTTTATTTGTGTTCATGGATCATAGTGGATCTGTACATCTCGTGTCTAAATGCACTTGTATACATTTACATCTTGCTTTATATTGTTGCCTTGTATACATCGATATTCGTCTACAAATACAGCTTGGGACGGCTTTAAATGGACTCTGCAACGGTTATCTACTACGACTATGAACCCGGGTACGGTGTTAATGCTACGTGCGTAGACTGGCCCTGTCGTAATGAGTATTTTCGCTCTTGGTCTGAGTTCCGCTCTTACGTTGATATCGAATATGGCTGCGCTGTTTCTCTTGTTGAAATCATCGCTGACAACTATCAGCAGCTTTGCAATGAGGGGGTGTTCGGATGAGTGCCGCCGTAAATCTGCTTAATCGTTGGTTCCTCGTTGATAACAACGGTCAGTTAGTTGTCTCTAAAGGCCAAGCTCCTGACATACAGTTCACCCGTAAGCCAGCAAATCCGCTGCCTTGCTTCCGTTTTGAGCCTTCCACTGATAGCCAGCGCTCTTCACAGGTCATTGTTGATCATCTTGCTTTCAGTGTTCCTCTGGCTAACTTCCGTCACCTTGAGCGTGCGGGTTCTGCTGCAACTAAGCGCTATGGCTGGCCTCGCGTGACTCAACCGCCTAGACCGTCTGATTATCAAGATGATGAAAACGGCTATAACAAGGCGCTGAAAAACTTCAATCAAGATGCCTGGGACACGCTTTTTATCAGGATGCAAAGCTGGGTACAGCAGGTCATGGGGCTGCAACTCTCTGGCCCACGTGACAAAGGTCTTCACGGGTATCAAAATTCTCATCGCTTGTTAGACCGCTCTGGCCGTGTAGAGCTGGGCTTTGTTGGCATCGGTGGCAATAACAACACGGTTTACTTTCAGGTATCAGGGCAGGGCTGTCGTCATGTGTTTGACCAGATATCTCCTTTTAGCCTTTCGTGGTGGCTATCCGAGGTTCTTGATGTTACTCGCCTTAGTCGCATTGACTTGGCCTATGACGATTTCACAGGCAATTTCGACTGTGATTACGCCCAAAAAGCCTACCGTGATAACGCTTTTCAAGGTATGCGCGGTGGCCCATTGCCAAAGATGCAAGCTTGCCCCGAGTATCTCGGCGATAAGTTGGTCGGCAATATCGTTAAAGTGGGTTCACGTAAGTCTGATACTTACTGGCGTATTTATGACAAAGCTGCTGAGCAAGGCCTTAAAGATAAGGTCTGGTATCGCTCTGAGGTAGAACTCAAGCGTGTTGATGTAGATGCGCTCTCCAATCCTGCCAAAGCCTTTGCCGGCCTTAATAGATTCTCCGCTTCCGTCAATATCGAGCATGGCTTTGCAGTTCGTAGAACCGTAGTACGTGCCGCGCTTGATATGGCTGGCCGTATTCGCTGGGCTCGCCAGCAGTGTGGCCGCACTCTTTCTGACATTCTCGAAACTTTCGGGGGTGATATTTATACCGCTTTCGGCTGCTTATGTGATGAACGGGGTGGCAAGTTTGCTATTCCCGATACACAAGCCGCCTTGCTTAACCTGCACCTTAAAGAGGGACTTAAACATGATATTTAACTGCACTGGATTCACTCACTCCAAGGGTGTTGCCAAGACTTCTGGCAAACCCTATAACATGGCTCGCTTGTTCCGTCTGGCTGAAATTAAGCCGTGGAAAAACGATAACGGGGAAGGGCACTCAGCTGGTTATCAGACTGATGACCGTACTTCTTTTGATGTGTTCGTTGGTGATGACAAGCTCATTAATCATCTTTTGCTTGTTGATTACCCTGCCAACCTTGATTTGCAATTCGAACCTCACCCAGAATACCCGACTCGTAACGTAGTGACGGCGTTTTCTATTGTTGAACCCGGTGATGAAATTTAATTAATGGGGGCGGTCACATGTCATTAGCTGAATCTCTGCTGCTAGGTATTTTCTGCCTGTTGTGCGTCCTGATTTTTGCTGTTGGCTGGATGGCCGGGGAAGGTTGGAAATGACCCCTGACGAGTTCTGGCAACAGATTGTATTAAACATCGATTTGTTTGCCAGCATTACAGGCTTCGGCCTTTTGTTGTTCGCGTCCGGTTACGGGGTTGGTTATATCCGTTATACGGTTCGTCGGACTGTTTCTACTGCTACATAGGTGATGATATGAAGTATCTCAATGCATGTAAAAAATATGGCTCTCGCGTGGCGTTAGCTGGTTCTGCAATAGTTTTCTCCGGCTTTGCATCAGCAGAGGAGGCTTATGATGTTGTCTTTTCAACATTGACAACCAAGTTTACCGCTCTGGAAGCTGCCGCTTATGGCCTTATGGCTGTAGTTCTCGTAGCTCTGACGGTTATGAAACTTGTTAAGAAGTTTACTCGTAGCGCTACTTAAATTTCTTCTGTTTAAATGGGCGGCATTTGTCGCCCTTTTTTCTAAATGGGGGATTTATGCGCTATTTACTTTTATTTCTTATCCTTTTTTCAAACGCTTCAGTAGCTGAAGAGTATTTCAAAGTTGTTTATGTTTACGATAAGATCGGTTTCGATGACCTTGGCAAATGTATTCGTTCTTTTTCTGTTGGGCAGTATATCACTCGTTCTGACCTTTCTTGTGCAGAGGGTTATGATGATGTTTCGGTTACTAGAAATGGGATTAATCTTAGTATTTATGGGTGGAGGACTTTTTTAATTTCTGAACTTACTGCTTATGCGTGTATAGATGAATTAACGTGTAAACAAGTAGCTAGTGACAATTGCAATGATGATGGTATGTTTCTGGATTCGTATGAATATGTTGAGTTAGGCACTTTTCAATTTAGTTGTACTGATACAGACCCTAATCCACCCACAGAGTGTCAGCCTGGTGAGATAGGTTGTGACCCCGGTACAGACCCCGGTACAGACCCCGGTACAGACCCTGGTACAGACCCCGGTACAGACCCCGGTACAGACCCCGGTACAGACCCCGGTACAGACCCCGGCACAGACCCCGGCACAGACCCCGGTACAGACCCCGGTACAGACCCCGGTACAGACCCCGGTACAGACCCCGGTACAGACCCCGGCACAGACCCCGGCACAGACCCTGATGGTGATTTAACTGGTATTGGCAATCAGATTATTTCTGCCATTAAAGATTTGTCGGATTCTCTTAGCAGCTCTTTTAACTCTCTCATTGATGGAGATAGCATCGTTTCACCCGATGGCAATGATGTTGTTAACGAGGGTATTGGTGAAGTTCGTGATTCATTTAATGACTTTAAAGACGATAATGTTTTTGATTGGATTGATGGGCTTACCAAGAAAAACTTGTTTGAGAATTTAGATAATTATTTTCCATCTGGCGGGGGTAGTTGTACTGTTTATGATTTTCAAGTTTTTACGTTTGATATTTGTCGGGCGGCAGATAAAGTCAGGCCAATTTTATTTTATGTATTTGCCATGTTGACACTGCTTTATTTACGTAACTTGTTCTTTAGAACAGCGGCACCGAGGAGTTAATTATGCCAGCACCAGCATTATTGGGCATTCCTGCTTTGGTAGCAGCTATTAGCGCTTTATTCACATCGTTAATAGCTTGGTTTGTTAATGTCATCACCAAACGTTTTGTTTATTACACGATTCTCGTAACGGCTCTTTGGAGCTTGATGATGGAATTGTATGATGCTTTTCAAATATTACTGACTGAGGTGGTTGTTGAATTGCCCCCGGAGTTTTCGGCTGCTGCCGTGTTTCTACCCAGCAACACGATAACGTGTATTTCAATCGTTGTTTCTGGTGAAATTTTGGCGTTAACGTATAAAACCGGGGTTTATCTGATTAACGTGAAAATGAGTGCGGTTAAGTAATGGCTGTTTGGGTTGTTACCGGAAAGCTGGGAAGCGGCAAATCTTTGGTGGCTGTTTCCAAGATTCAGGAATACTTGAATAAGGGCAGGGTTGTCGCAACAAACCTTGATTTGTTCATGGAGCATCTTGTTAATCCTTTTGCCAAGAAAACCCGTGTAATCCGTCTGCCTGATAAGCCGACAGCAGAAGACCTTGATGCACTGCCAGAGCCTTATGAGGGCGAATATGACGAAAACAAATCAGGGTTAATCGTCTTTGATGAGTGCGCCACTTGGTTTAACTCTCGGAACTGGAATGATAAGCAACGAGCACCGTTGATAAACAAGCTTTTGCACATAAGAAAGTGCGGCTGGGACGTTATCTTCATCATTCAGAACGTTAACGCTATGGACTCACAGGCGCGTGAGATGTTCGCGGAAATGATTGTCTATTGCCGGAGAATGGATAGATTTACGGTGCCGTTTATATCGTGGTTTTTTCGGCTTGGTGGTTTTGATATCAGGCCGCCGCGGATCCATATCGGTTTGGTTAAATATGGAACGGGAGAATCTAGCCCATTAATAGAGCGCTGGATTTATCGAGGGCGCGAGCTTTACAACGCATACGATACGCGCCAGGTGTTTACTCCTGATAGTTGTTCGATTTCGACAGTTCTGCCTCCATGGTACATTTACGGGAGATATACAAATGAGCGTGAACACGCGAGACGTAGATTTATCAATTCCATCAATCGAATGGCCACAGCTTTTAAAGGTCGCTCGTCCTTTTTAGCAGGCCTGCTGTGTTGTGGATTTTTGTTTTTCGTTTGGAGTGCTTTTGCTGACAAGGAAAATGCGCCAGATACGAAAGTTTCACAGCAGGCTGTTAAATCTGTTGTTGCCAATCAACCTGTAGAGCCTCAACATGAGCTCAGTGGTGTTTATATAACAGCATCTGTGCGCCGTTCGTCTGGCTTTGATTATGTTTTTGAGAGTGATCACGGCGTTGTTTATCCTGAATATCACGGTTATTCGGTTCGTTATGTATCGGATTGCAAGGCGTCATTGATTAAAGATGGTAAATCGTTAGATGTCACTTGTTCACCGTTCCGGGCGGCGCAGCCAAGTCGCCAGCCCCGTGAGGGAGCTGGTGACTTGCAAGACGTTCGAGAACGGGAATCTGACTCGGATATTTTCTCCCGTTCATCAAATCGCTCTCGGCCGAAACACAACAGCGATGACTCCGGTATTAACGATATCAATGCATCAAGGGGTTAAAATGAGTATCTGGCTTGCTTTGTTAACCATGGCTGTAATCATGGCTTTGGCTTGGTTTTTGGCTAACCGTATAGTGCCTCGCAACTAATAATGCCGATAAGTGACGATATCGGCACTCACACATACAAATGCGCACAATTTGAGGTAGTGATTATGTTGAGGGTTGCGGCTGGCAAAATGCCAAAGCCAGACCGATACCGCCCCGGTGCCCGTAACATAATCCGTGTTGTGCGCATTTGAATATCAGTAAACAAAATATTCACCGAATCATTGATTTTCTGTTGACACAAAATCAAATGTGTCTATAATTATTTGTATACAGGAAATCAAAGAGGGCAGTGACATGACAGCAGCAGACTTAATCATTGAGCCATGCCTTGGCGGTTGGATTGCTCGTTATCGAGACCTTTCTTTTCAGTATCATAAACAACGCTTTACCATTCCAGTTATCCGGGCAGGTGTTGATTTTGATATGCTTCGGTGTTCTTCTTGTAATCTCACTGAGCGCAAGGCGCTTAATGCAATCGTTAAGTACTGCGAGGCTTTCAATGTCTGATAAACGTGGTGGAGCAAGAAAGGGTGCCGGGCGTCCAAAAGGGTCTGGGACTGCTGAGCCTACAAAAATGGTTAGGGTGCCTGTAGGTTGTCTTGATGATGTTCGGGCACTGATTGAGAAATACCGCTCTACTGTTGATAAAGACGGTCAAACTGATTGGATTGGCCGTTCTTAGGGGTTATTAGGGGTCTCTGACCCCTAATGCCTGACCGCCTGTCTGGGCGCTCTTTGCCCTGACTGCCTCTGCCAAGCCGCTTTTCCTTCCCAGCTTTCAGCAACTGACTGGCCGGACGGTCGAAGACAAAAGAGCCCCTAAGCGGGGCTTTTTTCGTTGTGGCTTCAGCCGAGCGCCAGAAAACCCCCGTCCTGTCTTACGGGGGTTAACTCCACGGTCGCACGGGGCCTGCGCCGAACTCAGGGCTTCTTTATCGCTTTTTTGATGTCTGTGGATCCGATTAAATCTTTCTTTGCATCGGCTGTGTATTGGTCGAAGAGGTAGTTTGCTAATTCTGTCCACTTTATCGATACACCTGTCTTGTAGCTGATTTCTATAGCAGCTCTTTCAAGCCCCATTTTTCGCTCTTCAGACACTCTCAGAGTCGTTGTCTTGGCGCTCATATACCCCTCTATATGTTTATTTGTGTTCATGGATCATAGTGGATCTGTACATCTCGTGTCTAAATGCACTTGTATACATTTACATCTTGCTTTATATTGTTGCCTTGTATACATCGATATTCGTCTACAAATACAGCTTGGGACGGCTTTAAATGGACTCTGCAACGGTTATCTACTACGACTATGAACCCGGGTACGGTGTTAATGCTACGTGCGTAGACTGGCCCTGTCGTAATGAGTATTTTCGCTCTTGGTCTGAGTTCCGCTCTTACGTTGATATCGAATATGGCTGCGCTGTTTCTCTTGTTGAAATCATCGCTGACAACTATCAGCAGCTTTGCAATGAGGGGGTGTTCGGATGAGTGCCGCCGTAAATCTGCTTAATCGTTGGTTCCTCGTTGATAACAACGGTCAGTTAGTTGTCTCTAAAGGCCAAGCTCCTGACATACAGTTCACCCGTAAGCCAGCAAATCCGCTGCCTTGCTTCCGTTTTGAGCCTTCCACTGATAGCCAGCGCTCTTCACAGGTCATTGTTGATCATCTTGCTTTCAGTGTTCCTCTGGCTAACTTCCGTCACCTTGAGCGTGCGGGTTCTGCTGCAACTAAGCGCTATGGCTGGCCTCGCGTGACTCAACCGCCTAGACCGTCTGATTATCAAGATGATGAAAACGGCTATAACAAGGCGCTGAAAAACTTCAATCAAGATGCCTGGGACACGCTTTTTATCAGGATGCAAAGCTGGGTACAGCAGGTCATGGGGCTGCAACTCTCTGGCCCACGTGACAAAGGTCTTCACGGGTATCAAAATTCTCATCGCTTGTTAGACCGCTCTGGCCGTGTAGAGCTGGGCTTTGTTGGCATCGGTGGCAATAACAACACGGTTTACTTTCAGGTATCAGGGCAGGGCTGTCGTCATGTGTTTGACCAGATATCTCCTTTTAGCCTTTCGTGGTGGCTATCCGAGGTTCTTGATGTTACTCGCCTTAGTCGCATTGACTTGGCCTATGACGATTTCACAGGCAATTTCGACTGTGATTACGCCCAAAAAGCCTACCGTGATAACGCTTTTCAAGGTATGCGCGGTGGCCCATTGCCAAAGATGCAAGCTTGCCCCGAGTATCTCGGCGATAAGTTGGTCGGCAATATCGTTAAAGTGGGTTCACGTAAGTCTGATACTTACTGGCGTATTTATGACAAAGCTGCTGAGCAAGGCCTTAAAGATAAGGTCTGGTATCGCTCTGAGGTAGAACTCAAGCGTGTTGATGTAGATGCGCTCTCCAATCCTGCCAAAGCCTTTGCCGGCCTTAATAGATTCTCCGCTTCCGTCAATATCGAGCATGGCTTTGCAGTTCGTAGAACCGTAGTACGTGCCGCGCTTGATATGGCTGGCCGTATTCGCTGGGCTCGCCAGCAGTGTGGCCGCACTCTTTCTGACATTCTCGAAACTTTCGGGGGTGATATTTATACCGCTTTCGGCTGCTTATGTGATGAACGGGGTGGCAAGTTTGCTATTCCCGATACACAAGCCGCCTTGCTTAACCTGCACCTTAAAGAGGGACTTAAACATGATATTTAACTGCACTGGATTCACTCACTCCAAGGGTGTTGCCAAGACTTCTGGCAAACCCTATAACATGGCTCGCTTGTTCCGTCTGGCTGAAATTAAGCCGTGGAAAAACGATAACGGGGAAGGGCACTCAGCTGGTTATCAGACTGATGACCGTACTTCTTTTGATGTGTTCGTTGGTGATGACAAGCTCATTAATCATCTTTTGCTTGTTGATTACCCTGCCAACCTTGATTTGCAATTCGAACCTCACCCAGAATACCCGACTCGTAACGTAGTGACGGCGTTTTCTATTGTTGAACCCGGTGATGAAATTTAATTAATGGGGGCGGTCACATGTCATTAGCTGAATCTCTGCTGCTAGGTATTTTCTGCCTGTTGTGCGTCCTGATTTTTGCTGTTGGCTGGATGGCCGGGGAAGGTTGGAAATGACCCCTGACGAGTTCTGGCAACAGATTGTATTAAACATCGATTTGTTTGCCAGCATTACAGGCTTCGGCCTTTTGTTGTTCGCGTCCGGTTACGGGGTTGGTTATATCCGTTATACGGTTCGTCGGACTGTTTCTACTGCTACATAGGTGATGATATGAAGTATCTCAATGCATGTAAAAAATATGGCTCTCGCGTGGCGTTAGCTGGTTCTGCAATAGTTTTCTCCGGCTTTGCATCAGCAGAGGAGGCTTATGATGTTGTCTTTTCAACATTGACAACCAAGTTTACCGCTCTGGAAGCTGCCGCTTATGGCCTTATGGCTGTAGTTCTCGTAGCTCTGACGGTTATGAAACTTGTTAAGAAGTTTACTCGTAGCGCTACTTAAATTTCTTCTGTTTAAATGGGCGGCATTTGTCGCCCTTTTTTCTAAATGGGGGATTTATGCGCTATTTACTTTTATTTCTTATCCTTTTTTCAAACGCTTCAGTAGCTGAAGAGTATTTCAAAGTTGTTTATGTTTACGATAAGATCGGTTTCGATGACCTTGGCAAATGTATTCGTTCTTTTTCTGTTGGGCAGTATATCACTCGTTCTGACCTTTCTTGTGCAGAGGGTTATGATGATGTTTCGGTTACTAGAAATGGGATTAATCTTAGTATTTATGGGTGGAGGACTTTTTTAATTTCTGAACTTACTGCTTATGCGTGTATAGATGAATTAACGTGTAAACAAGTAGCTAGTGACAATTGCAATGATGATGGTATGTTTCTGGATTCGTATGAATATGTTGAGTTAGGCACTTTTCAATTTAGTTGTACTGATACAGACCCTAATCCACCCACAGAGTGTCAGCCTGGTGAGATAGGTTGTGACCCCGGTACAGACCCCGGTACAGACCCCGGTACAGACCCTGGTACAGACCCCGGTACAGACCCCGGTACAGACCCCGGTACAGACCCCGGTACAGACCCCGGCACAGACCCCGGCACAGACCCCGGTACAGACCCCGGTACAGACCCCGGTACAGACCCCGGTACAGACCCCGGTACAGACCCCGGCACAGACCCCGGCACAGACCCTGATGGTGATTTAACTGGTATTGGCAATCAGATTATTTCTGCCATTAAAGATTTGTCGGATTCTCTTAGCAGCTCTTTTAACTCTCTCATTGATGGAGATAGCATCGTTTCACCCGATGGCAATGATGTTGTTAACGAGGGTATTGGTGAAGTTCGTGATTCATTTAATGACTTTAAAGACGATAATGTTTTTGATTGGATTGATGGGCTTACCAAGAAAAACTTGTTTGAGAATTTAGATAATTATTTTCCATCTGGCGGGGGTAGTTGTACTGTTTATGATTTTCAAGTTTTTACGTTTGATATTTGTCGGGCGGCAGATAAAGTCAGGCCAATTTTATTTTATGTATTTGCCATGTTGACACTGCTTTATTTACGTAACTTGTTCTTTAGAACAGCGGCACCGAGGAGTTAATTATGCCAGCACCAGCATTATTGGGCATTCCTGCTTTGGTAGCAGCTATTAGCGCTTTATTCACATCGTTAATAGCTTGGTTTGTTAATGTCATCACCAAACGTTTTGTTTATTACACGATTCTCGTAACGGCTCTTTGGAGCTTGATGATGGAATTGTATGATGCTTTTCAAATATTACTGACTGAGGTGGTTGTTGAATTGCCCCCGGAGTTTTCGGCTGCTGCCGTGTTTCTACCCAGCAACACGATAACGTGTATTTCAATCGTTGTTTCTGGTGAAATTTTGGCGTTAACGTATAAAACCGGGGTTTATCTGATTAACGTGAAAATGAGTGCGGTTAAGTAATGGCTGTTTGGGTTGTTACCGGAAAGCTGGGAAGCGGCAAATCTTTGGTGGCTGTTTCCAAGATTCAGGAATACTTGAATAAGGGCAGGGTTGTCGCAACAAACCTTGATTTGTTCATGGAGCATCTTGTTAATCCTTTTGCCAAGAAAACCCGTGTAATCCGTCTGCCTGATAAGCCGACAGCAGAAGACCTTGATGCACTGCCAGAGCCTTATGAGGGCGAATATGACGAAAACAAATCAGGGTTAATCGTCTTTGATGAGTGCGCCACTTGGTTTAACTCTCGGAACTGGAATGATAAGCAACGAGCACCGTTGATAAACAAGCTTTTGCACATAAGAAAGTGCGGCTGGGACGTTATCTTCATCATTCAGAACGTTAACGCTATGGACTCACAGGCGCGTGAGATGTTCGCGGAAATGATTGTCTATTGCCGGAGAATGGATAGATTTACGGTGCCGTTTATATCGTGGTTTTTTCGGCTTGGTGGTTTTGATATCAGGCCGCCGCGGATCCATATCGGTTTGGTTAAATATGGAACGGGAGAATCTAGCCCATTAATAGAGCGCTGGATTTATCGAGGGCGCGAGCTTTACAACGCATACGATACGCGCCAGGTGTTTACTCCTGATAGTTGTTCGATTTCGACAGTTCTGCCTCCATGGTACATTTACGGGAGATATACAAATGAGCGTGAACACGCGAGACGTAGATTTATCAATTCCATCAATCGAATGGCCACAGCTTTTAAAGGTCGCTCGTCCTTTTTAGCAGGCCTGCTGTGTTGTGGATTTTTGTTTTTCGTTTGGAGTGCTTTTGCTGACAAGGAAAATGCGCCAGATACGAAAGTTTCACAGCAGGCTGTTAAATCTGTTGTTGCCAATCAACCTGTAGAGCCTCAACATGAGCTCAGTGGTGTTTATATAACAGCATCTGTGCGCCGTTCGTCTGGCTTTGATTATGTTTTTGAGAGTGATCACGGCGTTGTTTATCCTGAATATCACGGTTATTCGGTTCGTTATGTATCGGATTGCAAGGCGTCATTGATTAAAGATGGTAAATCGTTAGATGTCACTTGTTCACCGTTCCGGGCGGCGCAGCCAAGTCGCCAGCCCCGTGAGGGAGCTGGTGACTTGCAAGACGTTCGAGAACGGGAATCTGACTCGGATATTTTCTCCCGTTCATCAAATCGCTCTCGGCCGAAACACAACAGCGATGACTCCGGTATTAACGATATCAATGCATCAAGGGGTTAAAATGAGTATCTGGCTTGCTTTGTTAACCATGGCTGTAATCATGGCTTTGGCTTGGTTTTTGGCTAACCGTATAGTGCCTCGCAACTAATAATGCCGATAAGTGACGATATCGGCACTCACACATACAAATGCGCACAATGTATATTATGTTAAATTTAAAATGAGTGTTATTTAGTACATGTGTGCATTCTTGCCTTCTCTAGATCAATACCTTACATGAGATCCGTCGTCATTTGACTCAGCGAAATCTATACACGTATATTCGTACATCAGACACAAATCTACGAGTTGTAAGTTGTTCATGTACAAAGTTGAAAATTGTAATGGCGAGTTTTACTGCTTGCTGGATGTGTTGACCACTATGCCCCCATTGTTGGCGCTAAGGTGGTCTGAAGAAGAGTTAATGCAGAAAGCTCTCGGAACTCAGAAGTCTTATCTTGATTCGCTCAAACTGTTTTACGATTTTTGGTTGGCGAAACACGGTGTATCTCTCGACTTCTCATTTCATCAAAGTGACTATCGGGATGTTGAAGCGCTCACTCATGAGTTACAGCCGTTCTGGGATTACCTCCTCGCGGATAAGCAAATTTCCAATGTGGTGATGCTTCCTATGCCTGCCTCCAGGCAACTCGACCTGACCAAGAAAAAGCGTACCGCCGCCAAACATTGCCAAGTTGTATGCAATTTCATTTTGTACCTTTCTGGAGCTTATCTTACGACAGCGTACCGCGATGAAGATCCACTAATACTTAGACGGTACCGTACGGATGTACAACTACGACTTAAAGACGCTACTACTAAGTTTGCTAAGTGGCAGAAATCAAGTAAAAAGTCTTCTGCTTATGACTCACTCAGTAGTTTGACCTCTCAACAATATGAAGACTTTATTCGTGTGCTTATGCCGGATGTTATGAAGCCTTCCCATGTCAAATTACCTGATGGTAGTGCGGAGGTCAGCTTCTCCTTGGTCAATAAGAACGAGTTCAACCCAATAGTCAGCTATGAAGTGCAAATGCGGAATTATCTTCTGACCACCCTCCTCGTTCGATACGGCTTACGGATCGGAGAGTCACTGTTGCTGCGAAAGCAATCCTTCATGCCATTGCGTTCAGACTCCAGCAAGATGATTATGCGGGTACGTAACTTGGACGACGATGAGTTTAGCGATTCCAAAATGGATGACGTTCGTAACTACAAACCACAGATCAAAACTCAAGGAAGCATTCGGGACATTGAGATAACTTTTGAAGACTTTAGGAAAATCGATTCGTATTACCAGTTTATACGCCCGCGAAACTGTGGTCATGATTTTATCTTCACGGCATCCATGAGGCCTTATAAGCCTGTTTCTTACACCACCATTCAATCTCAATTTTCGTCGGTAGTAGTCGCTTTCAAAGAACAGTTTCCAGAACATTTTGACCCGAACTATGCAGAGTCGATTAAGGCAACTATCACCCCACATTGGTTACGCCACACATGGGCTTACGCAACATTGGCTGCCGTCTACGCAAAGAAAAAGAAGGAATACATCGAGTCCGGTGTGGTTAACCTGAAAGGCTTGATGGAGGATGCGCAGGATGAACTAAGAGAGATTGGCGGTTGGTCTAAGACGTCTGTAATGCCCTCAAAGTATGCGAAGCGGTTTATACAGGAGCAGGCAAATAGGACTCTCATGGATGTCTACAGAAATCACTACGCCACAGATACCATTTTAGGCAAGGATCATTAGGATGCGACATTCCACAGAGAATCTGAATAGGGTTGGAACCAATCTAACGCCGGAGCAAATCTCGTTCATTCGAGAGTTTAAACTCCCTAGCGTAATGGAAATAACACAAGCTTCTGAGTTTGATACGCCTTTTGTTCAGACTAAAAATGATCGTTGGGAGTATGTCCGCTTAGGTCTAAAACACATTTGTATATTTGATTTGGATGAGCATCGCAACAAAGTACTCAAAGCGCTATCGGTCATGTATTCGGATGCCCACATGGCGCCCTTGGGGAGTCATAGTTTTAATAGAGTCAAAAGGCTTTTTAGACTTTCGGATGACATATCATTTAGCTCTTTCAGAAAGTTTTGA